GCTTCGCCGATCTGCTCGGTTGCGATCGGTATTGTTCAAATGACGCAATCTAACTATGCATCGATCATCACCGTCTCCCTCGCAGGTAGCCTTGTCGGCCTTCTCAAGACCTAACGAGCTTGTCCGAGTGGTTAAGGAGACAGTCTTAAGATCTGTTGGCGAAAGCCGCGTGGGTTCGATCCCCACAGCTCGTATTTTTTGCTTAGACCCGCGGGAACCCAACCAGGTTGGCGCCGATTCCGAAACCGGCACCCGTGCGAGCCGACGCGCCGACGCTGGGCGCGTAGATATCCAGGATGGCAAACGTGGCCGTGGCAACCAAGGCAATCATGCCAACCTCGGCGACCTTGAGGGTCTTGCCCGGCAGCACAAACGCAGCAATGGCCACCGCGAGGCCCTCCAAGAGGTACTTCACGAGTCTTACAACGAGGTCGGCCATATCAACACCGGCAGAGGGGGTGGGCTTCGGCTTAGAATCCATTTGTTTAGTTCTATGATCCGAAGATTTTTTACCGAACACCCGAATACACCTTGTAGGAAATGAAGGGTACGCCCAGAGCCCACACTGCCCACCAAGGGACATACAGGGAGAGGTACTGAAGCGCAACAAAGAACACGATGGCATGGATCGCCGCGGCCGTCAGCGTCGTCGGTCCAATGGTCAGCACGACACCAGGGCAGAGCAGGAAGAAGAGGTATGCAGTGGTGAAGATGTCGTACATGTTTGTACTCTGCGGAGAAAGGACTTTCAAGTGAACCGTGGAGTAGAGTAAATGCCCCGCACTGAGCTTCCCAAGCGTGACGAGTCCGGCCCGATCGACTACCTTGATGAGGACCCCGAGATCCCGACGCAGAAGTACTGCATCGTCTCCTTCATCAGCCCCGAGAAGGTGATGAAGAACAAAGAGGAGTTCATGTTTGAGAAGTTCGTGGAGTGGATGGATTACGAGTGGAAGGTCAAGGGACTGGAGAGTCTCATGGCCTTCATGTCCAAGAAGTACTCTCTTAAGATTGACGACCTCATGAAGGATGCAAATGACTTTGTAAGCGTCCGCAAGGAGGAGGTGAAGAAGACGGACATTCACGAGCAGTATCAGATTTTCCTTCTCAAGAACGAGAAGGACCTGCAGGAGATGTATGATAACCAAGTGGATTTCCGCACCAACATCCGTGGTGTCAAGGTTCGTCGTGCATTTGCCACGGTGGAGGAGGCGCAGGTCTTTTCCAAGGTTCTTCAGCGCCGCTACCCCAAGGACAATCTCTACATCGGCAAGGTCGGAGCGTGGCTGCCGTGGGATCCCTCGGAGCACCTGATGCCTGAGGTGGAGTATGCTGAGAAGGAGCTGAACGAGCTGATGCGCAAGTACAAGGAGAACGAGGCGAACAAGGAGATGTTCTTTGCCGAGCAGCGCGAGGAGTCCATCAAGGCCCAGAAGGAGGAGAACGAGCGCCGTCGTAAGGCCAACGCAGCTGAGAAGGCACTGGAGGACGGACTCGCAGCCGCATCGGCGCCCGTTCACCCTTCGGAGGGTGCCCACCGCGACTAAAACCTTTGCGTATAAACAAGAGATGACAAGACGCGTGCGGAATCCAAGGCGTCGCACTCTGCGGGGTGGTGCCAAATTTGCTAATGTGGATGATGCGTGTAAACGGATCAGTGCTGCTCCCATCAATAAAGTGCGCAAACTCTACCTAGAAGCAAGCAGACAGTTTCATCCGGATAAAATTATAGTCCAAAGTGAAGCAGAGAAAGACGCTGTTACGAAGGACTTCCAAAAGCTTTCACAATGTTATGAAAAACGGGTCCCCTCAGGTGACTTTGTAGCCGATGAGCCACCTGTAGTACCGCCAAGAGGACCGGCTCCAGCGGCGGCGGCAGGACCTAGACCGGCGGCAGCGGCGGCAGCAGCGGCGGCAGCGCCAAGAGCACCGGCAGCAGCAGCGGCAGCAGCAGCGGCGGCAGCGCCAAGAGCACCGGCGGCGGCAGCGGCGGCAGCGGCACCGCCAAGACCGGCAGCAGCAGAGGCAGCAGCGGCAGAGCGGCGCCGGCAGCGGGCAGAGGATGAACAGGATCGGAAAGATGCAGCAGTGAGAGAGCGGGCGGAGAGGATCTATGCGGAGAGGCAGCGGATGCAGCGGGAAGCACAAGCGGCGGCACAGCCAATGCAGGCAGCAGATGGAGAGAGAGCGCAGCGTGAAAGGGAAGCGCGTCGGGCGGTGCTCGCGGCGGAGGCGCAAGCTCAGCTCGCGTTCGAGGCGCGGGTGCGCGCCGAGCGTGAAGCAGAGCGGATGAGGATACGTGAAAATGTGGAGGCAGAGAGGGCAAGGAACGAAATGCTGTCTGACGCAGAAAGGCGTCATGCTATAGCGCAGGCGCAGGCGGCGGAGGCGCAGAGAGTGCGAATCGAAGCGAGGGTGCGGGAACTTGACGCCGCCGAACAGGAAATATGGCAGAGGGAGCATGCCGCTAGGATAGAGCTGGCGCAGTATGCGGCAGCGGCGGAGCAGGAGCGCGGACGGCCCGGTCCATTTGGGTATTTCAAGAAAAACCCGGAGCCAAGAGGGAAGTTCAGCCCATACGGAGGTGGTGCTACTCGCCGGTCTTCTTTACCCAGATTGCTGGCGATGCGTTCTTCCTCCGCAACGCGCCGGACGTATAGTCGTCGGCGGCGAGCATAGCGGACTGGAACGGGCGGTTGTCGGTCCACAGGGTTTGGTCACAAAGTCTGAACGGCGGATGCTCAGATGCCTTGTACCAAAACACTTGATCTTCTAGCTTGTTGGAGGCTACGTTGTTGCAAATGACCAGTCCCTCGTAGTTTTCTGTGCATTGGTCCATGAAGTCACAGAACATTTCAAAGGTAGGAAACATACCTGCGTAATTCTCGTAAATTCTACGACGATTCCCTAGGATATTCTCACGCAGAATGAAGACAAAATCCACGTTGGTACGCAGGTTCGGCGTGATGCCGAGCGGGTACTGCATGGTAATAATGGTCAGCATATCAAGATGCCGACCGTTCATGAAAACAAACCGGGTGGACTCTTCGTTGATCCACTCCTTGGCGGCGTACAGACAGTCGTCCAAAATCAGAAAGGCTCGGGGATCAAACGGGGCTCCGGATGTCTTGGATTTCAGAAACCGTTGCTTTGCTGCAAACTGACGCTTGATAAACGATTGGACCTTTGCGGGTTCATACTTGTCGTGAATGAGCTTGGAAGGAACAAAGGCTTGAAAGTACTCGTTCACGACCTCTGTGGGCGAGATCACCATTCCGGCAGGGAAGCTGTCTTGAACGTTAAACAGCAGGTCACGAGCCAAGAACGATTTGCCCGTGTCTTTCTTGCCGATAATGACAATCATAGGACTTTTGCGCGAATCCATTCCGCATCGGTCTTTGATCATGTCCATATTGAACTTCCTGAGTTGAAAATTCATCTTGTTCTCACCGTCGTTTATTTTTTGACATTCATCACCGAGACACTTCATAATGGGAAAGGACTTGAGAACGACGTCCGTGAACATGAAGATCCACCGCGTACCGAGGCTGGACGGAACGCACTGGTCTATGAAGACAATACAACCCTTTTTCCCCTGCCTTGAAAAGCTATTCAAGACAGAGAATGTAGCTGGCCTGCACGAGTACGGAGTCAAGCTGGACCAGCCGATTGATTCAATTGTAGACGCAACTCACGTCAAGGTTGCAGGCAAGACCATTCCCGTTCACCGCAAGACGACGATGATTCTGTCGCCCTTCAAGACGATGCGTGGTGACTACGGATCGTTTGGTGTTCCGAAGCGCGCCAATGTAGCGGATGATATGCACGCCACCATGCAAAGCCCTCACACGGCCGCCTATGTTGGAGCCATTGCGTCCATCGCTCTGTCTGAGTCCGAATGTGTTCACTTTCCGACTGTCTATGGCGTATACGTCGGCGTGTCCGGCTCTCACACCATTGACATTTCGGACGACTACGAAGAGCTCACCGAGAAGAGCTGGTTTGCGGACCGTATCGGCAAGACGTTTGAACTGAAGCTTCGGACAGCGGGTCACGAAGCCGAGTTCAGTCATACGCGTCGGGCCCGTATTGCACTTGATACAGCGGAAGAGATTGAGTTGGGAGACGTTGACGATGTGGATGCCGACCATGTGAGCGCACCGGACGAGCAAGATGTAGAAGCCTATGACATTGCGTCCTCTGAGCCTCCGGAGATGGACGAGGAGGAGACAGATGACGACGATGTCTACGACATTGAATCGTGCAACTGCTCGGAGGGAACAAATGAGGACGAGGGCGAAGACGAGGAACCCGAACCGTTTGCTTGGGCAACATTTACGGATGTGCCTGTAGTGACAACGGTGATGGAAGTTTGCGAGGGAACGTTTTACAACCTTATCAAGGAGCATCCCGAACCCGAAAAGCATGCCGCTTGGGTGTCACAGGTTGTCTTTGCTCTGGCCTATGCTCAGAGGACGTATGGCCTCACACACAATGACCTCCACGGCAACAATGTTATGTACGTGAAGACAGATCGGACGCACTGTGTATATATTCACGCTGGAGTCACGTACAATGTTCCGACCTTTGGATACCTGATGAAGATCATTGACTTTGATCGGGCAATTATCAGCCTGCGTCTGACTGGACTGAAGGAGCCCAAGATGTTCATGAGCAGCCAGTTTCAAGAAGACGAGGAAGCGGGTGGGCAGTACAACATGGAGCCCTTCTACAACAACAAACACGCGCACATTTCTGCATCGTCGTCGTTTGACTTGGTTCGCTTTGCTACGTCAGTCTTCTGGGATATGTTTCCCAAGGGACCGAAGCATGAATACACACACCCGTTGTTTAGCATCTTTTTGCAGTGGATGAAACAGACGGATGGCTCATCGGTGATGTTTCGTAAGAAGATGGACAATCATGATCGCTACCACGGATTTGATCTGTACAAGGCGATTGTGAGGTACTGCGGGGATTCAGCAGTTCCTAAGAAAGAGATTGGCCGCATGACGCAGTATCGCGTAACCCTTTCGGCATCTCAGCTACGAGATGCGCTGGTGATTGACGCTTAAAACTCCGGCTTCCCGACAAACATATCCTGAGCAGCCGTGGCCACCGTCTCAGCAGCATCCACGACTGTCTCCGTTCCCAGAGAATACACCACGCCCGATGCAAGAACACCGGACCCAACGGCGATCTTCCCTAAGTCCGTGTAATCAACGGGCTGCGTCTTTGCGCGGCGATCAAGCACATACAGCAGAGCAGCTACGATCATCACTGAACCGACAACCATAGCGAGCATTTGATAGTCCGGCATTTGCTTTTCCTTGTGGATTGGTTTAGAGGTAGTTAGACGCGGCGCCGCACTTAAATGTTCAGGTTGACAACCCCAGTAGGCTTGGCGGCAGGCTCTTCATCCTCCGACAAATCAAGGGCCACGTCCTCTCCCAACTCAATACGGGGGCGCTCCTCGTCATCGTCGTCTTCATTGTCAGTCTCAAACTCAACTGTTTCGGACTCGCCAAATGTCAATGTGGGCTTGGCCGGTGCCGCAGCGGGCGCGGGGGCGGGCGCGGGGGTCGCAGCCACAGCCGGAGTCGCAGCCGGAGCGGGTGTTGCAGACCGACTCTGAAAGTATGCCTTGCTGATCTCCTTCCAAGGAATAAAGCTATCAATCACCTCGTCCAGTGCTCCGCCAAGCATGGTCTCAATGTCACGACGGTTGCGCGACTGCTGCTCGGAGGATACTTCAAGTGTCTTGAAGAGATACGCGTTGGACCAGCTCTTACGGGCGGCTGACTTGTAGAGTGTAAAAATAAAGTTGGAGAGAGACGGGCGTTCAAAGTTAACATTGATGTGCGTATCCTCGGACTGCTGCAGAGTGGCAAACGCGCGAATATAGCTGACAAACACACCCAGCAGAAGATCGTCCATGTATTCGCACTTGGACACCTTCTCAATGCGAGAGACCTCAGTTGCCAGCACCTCCTCTGTCCACATGGGAACGCGAGTAAGCAGATTCTGGAACGTCTTCAGCGTCTCGCTCGGCTGCTTGTTGCGAATACAGGCGGTCTTGGCATTGTCGTAGATGCTCCACAGACCATCCGCAACGTGAGGAATGAGAACGCGGCTCAGGTTCTCGCGGAGAGACTGCTTGACGAAGTCGGTGGTCATTTACTTAGACAGAGCGAAGAGAGGAATGTCAATACGGACGCAGAATGCCGAAGATTGTCTTGGTCTTGATGGTGAAGAATGAAGAGAAGATCCTTAAGCGATGCCTAGAAGCCGTTGAAGGGGTGGTGGATGCATATGTGATCACCGACACTGGATCAACGGACATGACGACTGACATTGCGCTGGATTTCTTGATGACCCACGAGGGCTGTGTTGAGATAAATACATGGAAGAATTTTGGTCATAATCGTACATTGAGCTTCCAGAATGCGCTCGGATATTGCAAGTCCAAGGGATGGGACTTGACAGATACGTATGGGCTCTTGCTGGATGCCGATATGGTGTTTGTTGCCGGAACGTTGCGAAAGCAGCCACTCGGTGGATTGGGGTACACGTTTGTGCAGTGTGCCGGAGACCTTGAGTATCCAAACACTCGTCTGATTCGAATGGACTATCCTTGGGTCTGCAAGGGTGTGACGCACGAATACTGGGATGGAGAGTGCGCGGCCATTCCTAAGGCCGTGTGTTATATTGATGACCAGAACGACGGCGGATGCAAGGCGGATAAGTTTACCCGAGACCTTGCATTGTTAGAAAAGGGACTGGAGGACGATCCTACCAACGTCAGGTATATGTTCTACATTGCTCAGACGTATCACTCTATGGGGAATTGGGCCAAGGCAATTGAGTGGTACCAGCGTCGTATTGATGCGGGTGGCTGGTACGAAGAAGTGTGGTACTCGCACTACATGATCGCAAAGACGTATGAAATCCTCAAGGACCCCGTTCAGTTTGAGGCTTGGGTTCAAAAGGCGTATGCATTTTACCCGGGTCGGGCGGAGGCGATCTATTGCTTAGCAAAGTACTTCCGTGTCAAGGGCGAGCATTACCGAGCAATGCACTACATTTCCATGGGCAAGAAAATCCCCCTTCCTGCGGATGCGCTTTTCATTGAAAAGGATGTCTACCGAGGGCTGTTTGACTATGAAGAAACGATCTGTCGGTTCTATACACTCTACACCAAGCGAGAGGCTCTCCGCGACTCTATGAAGTATCTGATGACCGACAAGCCGTTCCCCGACAATGTCTACGATAATCTGAAGTTTTACATTGAGGTGCTGGAAGGCGAATCAACTCCCTATCCGGTCAAGCGTGATCTGTTTGGACCTAACTTTCACCCTGCTCATATCTCTATTTCGGAGCCGTACCACAATATCCGATTTGTCAACTACAACCTGAATCACACGAACACGACCTACACGATGAAGGATGGGTCGTACTCCGACTCTAATCCGGTGATGACGCAGAATGCCTGCTACAATCAAGATACGAAGGAGGTTGTTCTGATGGATGACAACTCCACGAATCTTCCTCGTGTTCCTGCTCACGTGAAGGGTCTGGAGGATGTCAGGCTATATCGTAACAAGATAGGTGATCTGTGCTTTTCTGCGACGGTTGCAGA